AACGCCTAAATTAAATGTTACATCGGGCATTTGTGTCCAGTCACTTGCGTTCAAATAAGCATCTCGGTAGCTACGGATCTCTGTAAAAAGTTCTGTAGCGTCTAAGGCCCATGCATTATTAATCCAGACCATATAGCCGCCTGCTCTCGCTTCTCTGTTTTGCCAAGCAGACGCGGTGTAATCCCAATATTTAGTATTGATATACACATCGTTGTCATCATCTAACGCCAAATGCTTGGCGAGCAGATCGCCATACATTTGGCCATCAACATACATCCCGTCTGTCTGCGTAGACAAAACCGTAGACACTTCGCCGTTACTTTTGACTAAAGCTACTTTAATCATGATCCGTGATACCTCGCTATAATTTGGGTTCTTGTATCTGTTGACTCAACAGTGGTAGTACTTCCTGATATCGCTGGGACGGTTAAACCGAAATTTGCCCCGCATCTAATGTTTTGTGCCGCTGGGTTTTGGTTATTCGCATTTGCTGAATAGCGGTACGAAACAAAAGACGCTCTGTGGTAGTAGTTATTTGTAAACGCAATTTTTGCTACCTTCCCCATTGCATTTAGCAAAACATAATAATCATCTACGTTAGTGCCATTTGCCCAGCCGCCGCTGCTTTCATTAAATACAAAATTAGTCGAAGCTGGGTAGCTAAGCGTATAAGTGTGAGCCTCTACGCACTCCATATCATCATAGACACTAGAAAAAGCTAAGCTGCCAGAGCTTGTATAAGTTTCTAGCCCATAATGACCAGAACTCGCGGGGGCTTGCCCAGCCTTACAAACAATATATTTAAAATTGCCTTGGTAAAAAGACAGAATAAGTAGTCTGCCTATAACAAATGTATTTGCTGCGTAGTCAATGTAACCCCAAAATGGGATTTCATTATTATATCCAAGCCCACTTGTGGAGTTAGGCTTTACAAACACTAAAATGTCAGTCCCAACTCCACTGGGCAAGGCTGTCGCAATAGATGACCCCGAAAAATTCGCCGTAGTCCCTGTCGCTATTATCTGAAGATTTCCATAAGTATGGTCAATTTGCGTAAACCCAGAATCGTTAACTACTAGTAGTCCATAAGCCATGTTAAATCCTAAACAGTAATAATTTATAAGCGTGAGTACCGGAAACTAACGCAGTAATCGTTATCGACCCGCTGTTCAAAGTGGTCTTTATATTCCATGCTTCTGCTACAGAATTGTTGTATCCCCAAGTTCCATCATTAGCCAGACCAGTAACAGACAAAGTGGTTGGTGAGCCGTAAGATACATTGCCTTGATAAAACGCTGAAAACCGCACTAACCTATAGTTTGTATCTAACGTAAGGGTTCCACTTGCGTTCCGAATTTGAAGCCCATAAGCCACTAAGACAAATTCCCTAGCTTAACGCGGAGCGTGCCCGACGCATCAAAAACCGTAATATTCGAACCCTGGATAATCATTCGCGCTCCGCTGTTCGCGCTCGCTAAGTTTATGGTTGCCCCTGTGCCCACAAGATTTAATTTATTTACACCAATTGCGCCTGCTGCAATACGGTTCGCGCTCAGTGTGCCTGCGTTAATCGTGTCCGCATTCACTGATCCAATTTTTGCAGAAGTAATAGTCGCGTCTTTAATCATGGCGCTCGCCATAAATACTACACCGCTATCGACGGTAAACGGTATGTTCGCTGCAGTCGGACTTGTTGACCCGAGACCATCCGCGCTTGAAGCAGGGTCAATGATCGCAAACTTATCGGCGCGAACAATAAAAGCGGACGACGGAGTTGCGGTAGTACCTGTGTTACTCAGACCAAAACCCGCAACGTGGCCGTTGTTGTCAATCTTTACCGAGTACTGCCCCTCTATGTTCTCAATTTTACTATTTATGCCTGGTATCTGACTAATGGGTGTACTTAGTGCGCTAGCAAGTTGCGAGGATGTAATAGCCGTTGATAAAACAGCAAGTTGGTGCGCCACGTCCGTAGCAGTTGCCGCAACAGTTCCAGCACCAGCATTAAATGGCCCTTTTATACCATTAAGATTGACGTGTCTAATCCAGTAGTATCGCGTGACGCCCGAACCGACAGGATCTATAAAGCTTATCCCTGTCGATACGCCGGCTAGGGTCGCGTCACCAAGCGCGTCTGACGTGTGGGACCAAATCTCAGTTTGGTTATGGCCCCTATAAAAAGCGGCTGTCCAAAATATATTTACTTGGGAGTACGCGCCGCTTGCTGTAAAACCTACTGGAGCATAAGGCGAGGTCGGCACGATCAGAGGTTCGACGCCAAGATTGCTCGTAGTAATTTGGTTCGGATCAAAGCCTGCTGTAGCTTTTAGTCTTGATGCTAACCCCGAATCAACAAGCTCCCTCAGTGTAATAGCACGGTCTTGTGGGTCGCCTTTTCGGCCTAGCCGTATCTCAACTGCTTCGATGAGGCTTTCAAGAACCATACGTGTTTGCGGATCAAGAGATGCCGGTAGCTTTCCAATGCCTGGCACTTTAGTTGGACGTACTGTCACGATTGACGTACCTCATCCATTGATTGAGCTAAGCAGAAATCGTTGATGTCAGTACCTTGCACTTGGACTTCCCACTCTTGCGCTACAGCAGCAGGCATCCGCATGATTGGTTCACGTAGTGTGCCATTGCTGATGTTGGAGGGGACGGTAGTCGCCTGCGTGTAATTCGCACCCGCTTTTGAAAGCGTGTAGTGTGCTACCAATGCTCCGTCACCATAAACTTTTACAGTTACTGGATACACGTTCGCGTGTACAGATACCCATCCCATCGACAAGGGAGCGGGAGTCACGAACTTCTTACTCTTAAAAGTTAACGTGCGGGGCGTATTGGAGCCTCGATACTTCTTGATTTTGTTGCCAACAATAATGTACAGCTCACCGTCTTTCGGGTTCATATGTCCGCCGCGTACTTCGCCTGCAATTGATAGCGTTGACAAACTGTTCTCGCTACCGCGCGGGTCATAAACAAAACCCCCGTGCGTACCGCCGCTTGTCCAGAATGCGACGTAAGTACCTTCGTGCCTAAATGCCCGAATGGTTTCTGGGTGAAAGTCGGCGTTCCACTGTTTGACTGAGATCAAACCTTTAGTAACAACCTGTCCTGACGCGGATTGGATTGCACAGAGGCCCTCTGGCCCTGCGTATAGAACCACGTCTCCCATGTCCACAACGCTGTGCTTGTTCACACACGCTTGACTAAAATCTATTCGGACAGCGGTCATGGCGGACGGCTCAGTACCCGTAATGAAATACGGCTGTCCGTCAGTTAAAGCTGCTACACCATTTGCCGTGCTAGCAATAGCAACGATGTCTTCTTCAGTAGTAATCCTATATTGAATCGGCCAAGCGTGCGGGAGGAACGGTTCAGATAAACAAAACCGCTTGCCAGTAAACCCTGCCATCGTGCCTTGCGCCAGAGCGATTAAGCCTTTTAACGGGCCATCAGGATATAACGATGAGTCGTCATTAGGTGGCCCGATCCAACCTCCACTTGGCAGTATTTCACCGAGGTTCGCGGCGTCAGTGCTGTCCGTGTAAGTGACCGTTGTATAAGCAACTTGCGCAACAAACTGGAACTGCGTATTTGTTGAGCCTGTGTTAGACCGATAGATTCGCTTGAGAGAACCAGTGCCAAAGTTGTAGTTGCCAGACGGTTGGGAATTCGCTGCCATGCCAATAGTAACGGTTTGCGAATCGTCCATCTGGACCACGTTGCTTGGAGAACTAGGCGGGCCTTCTTCGCCAGCAGCAGTAACATAAGTATACACATAACTGACATCAGACGGAGTAGCAGTGGCGTCGGCTGAACCATTGACCGTTACGCCTGGACCATTACCGTATGGAGCGGGAACCCCGAGCCGAAAAGAGTTTACCGGATACCCTGAACTTCCAGACACTAGAGTTGATACTGTTCCGACGCGGGGATAGTCATCGCCTGTAAAATACAAGCGGTCAGTCGCATCGCCAGGAATTGGCCCAGGCACAACGGAGACAGAATCTTCACTCCACTCAAGCCAGCTTGTATCACGGTAGTAATAAATAGACCGGCGCGCGGTATTTTGAAGCGTAAGCGTATCCGAATCATTAGTAGTAGAAACTAGCCGCCCAGACTCAAAGTCAATATTCTCCGAGATCTGGCCGAACTGATCTGCTAGCAGACGTGGAGAGACTCCAGGCGCTATGCCGCTAAATCTTTCACGCTTGAAGTACGCCATTTTTTAATTCCTAATGCGGTTTTTTTGAGTTGAGGATTCGTGTCTATTCCTTGCCTTATTTACTAAGCAGATAAAGCGTCAATTTCGGCTTGCAATCGAGCAATCTCAGCGACCTTTGGGTCTTCCCAACCCGCTACTTCAGCCCAGGTAGTACCATCGAAGGTGTAACGACCACCCTGCCAATCGGCGGGAGGTGTTGCGTCTGTATGGATGGTAGCGTTGCTTGAGTTCATGTCACCAATGATAAATTGCTGACAAGTGATGTTGGAAGCAGTTGAGACAACTGAATCTGAATCTTCAAAGGTATAGACTGATACGTTGTTAGAGTTAAGTGTAATAGTTTTCATGGTTAAACACCTTTCAAAATTAATTTAGTGGCTGACACAGCCTTACCTGCGATTACCGATGGAGTGTCTGCGGTTGTGGACAGTGTCCCATCGACTTGAATGTAGTAGGTTGCGCCTATGGTTAGCGATGTTTGATTGCTGGATATGCCCCCTAATACATCAACAGTCGCTGTCTGACCATTCGTGTATGCCCCTGAAGACATACCTACAAAGTTTGTTGTTGATAGATTTGTATCTATTACATTATCTAAGACACAAGAAGTACCGTAGGCAGAGTTAACAGCATCCTGATAAGTCACGATAGTTTTAGTGGCGGTCAGCATAGTTACTGAGGTGTATGGTACATTTGCGGCCTCAAACACAACTGGAGTTCCTGCCGTGATAGAAGTGCCCGACACGTCTAGGATGCAAGAAGTACCATAGTTAGAGTTAGGCTGATCTCGATAAGTCACTAGGGCTTTTGTAGAAGTCAGCGTAGTAACTGACATGGCGTCTGATGATGCAGACTCAAATACAGTTGTACTTCCAGCAGATATAGAACTACCCGAAACAGTTATAACATTAGAACTACCATAGCCAGAGTTAGCATTATCCTGATAAGTCACTAAAGCTTTAGTAGTAGTCAACGTGGTGATTGAAAGTCTCCCAATTCCGGCTGTTGACGTAACATTAGCGGGAGTTCCTGCTGTAATAGAGGTGCCAGACACGTCTAAGACACAAGCAGTAAATACTTGAGAGTTACCAGCATCATAATAAGCCACTATGGCTTTAGTGGCGCTCAACGCAGTGACTTCGGGGTAGTATACGGATGCGTTCTCAAACAAAACTGCGGCCGATACTGAGATATTGGTGCCTGATCCGGCCTGAACAGTTAAGATACGAGAAGTACCCTTCCCAGCGTTCTCTGCATTCCTATAAACCACTAAAACTTTAGTGGAGTTCAGCATGGTGGATGAGACGTATTCGCTAAATGCTGAATTAAACACAACTGGAGTTCCGACTGTTATGGAAGTACCAGAAACATTTATAACATTAGCAGTACCATAGCCAGAGTTACTGCGATCTTGATAAGAGACTAAAGCCTTAGTGTCGGTTAACATAGTTACTGAGGGGTAGTACATGGTTGCAGACTCAAACACAACGGGAGTTCCCGCTGTAATAGAACTACCGGACACAGTTAAAACACAAGCAGTACCATAGCTAGAGTTACCTTCATCCCTATAAACAACTAAGGCTTTAGTCGTGGTCAACGTAGTGACTGAGATGAAACTAGAAGATGCTGACTCAAACACAGCGGGAGTTCCTGCTGCAATGACATTGCCCGCGCCTGCCGTTGCCACTACTTCAATAGTTCCATCAGCCTTCAAGACAACTGGCTTACCATTTGGCAGTGTGCCACTAGCGACGAAGTCTATGTTGCCGCCACCGACACCTGCGGCTAACTTAGCTGTGGTCACTGCACCATCTACGATCTTTGCCGTAGTGATTGAATCATCGGAGACACTGCCCGTTTTGATTTTTGTAAGAGCCATTTTTAATTCCTTCGAGCGCGGTTATAGTTCTGGTCTGGTTTCAGGAAAATCTGAAGTGGACGGCCAGTTACGCAAGGCAGTCCTATAAGTCAGGATGTTGTCCCGATTAGGCCAGTCTTGAGTTTGCGAGGCTGTGTCAGTGGTCGCTAGTTCTTGATTTCGCCAAAGTCTTGCAGTCTCTGCTGCTGTAGGCTCTTCAGGCGTAGGTGCAACCCACTCTTCGTAGTAGTCAAAGTTAGCTTCAACAAATGCTAGGTCAGCAATGATGGTATTTGTGATGTTACCACTAGCATCTTTAATGTTATATTTCATATTCTTCTCCTTTTACGGTATGTACTGCACGATGACAAGACCTGCACCACCGCTGCCGCTAACAGCGTATGGCCCGTATGCTGTATTGGTGCAGGCACCACCGCCTCCACCGATTGAAGCACTCCCTGCGTAGAGAGTTGTATTGTAAGAACCGCTTGCGGTATGTGTCGTACCTCCTCCGGCCAACGGACCTGCTTGTTGAGCGTTCGGCCAAGTAAGATTATTAAGCGCATAATTACCTGTGCCTCCTCGCCCACCTGCAATTTGCCCTAGTGTCGATGACCAAAGATCGCCTAGTATGTCGCAAGACCCACCAAGATTACTTATTTCCGAAACCAACGCAATACCTGCATTTCCGGTGCTTGTTAAACCGACAGCACCACCGCCTTTCCATTGGCCTCCTGCGCCACCAGTGTTATTTACATTCCCGTTGGCGGCTGTTCCTCCCGAAGTTGCACTCGTGCTACCTTTAACACCTCTTGCGCCACCATTGGCTGTTAAAGTAGCACTTAACCCTGTTCCGGCAACAGTTGAGT